ACGTTTAGGCGAACCTTTCTCATGCCCTGGACGTGATTTGAACTCAGTTCTAAATTCTGTAATACGATCTAAAATGTTTTCTTCATCTTCAAACTGCAATACTTTAAGTAGTAGTTCACTCAAGAAGTCCTGCATAAACACAGGAGTATCTGAACGTTTAAGATCAAGACCCATTGCTTTTACTTTACCTGGCTTGCCGTCAACATCTACACGTTCACCTTCGTTATCATAAATTAATGCGGCATATCTTTTCTTAGTAATATACAATCCGCTTTCTGCAACAATTTCTCTACCTGCGGCAATTACTTCTGAACGTGTCTTAGGACAATGAAATGCATCAATCATAAACTTAGGAAATGATTTATTTGCTTCTGTACAAACTTGATCATACAGTTTGATTACATTGTCTTTACCCCATGGAATATTACCTGCATCGATATCTTCTTTGAGAACAGGGTATGCACTAAAATAACACGAATCTGTGTCACCGTAAATAATTGCTTTACCTACATGGTTATATTCGCCTGTAATAACTTTGTTTACTTCTGCTGACATATGTTTTACAATTTGTCTACCTGTAAGTGTAGTAGATTGTCCAATACGTCCATCAAAAAATCTACAACCAGGATTAAGAATAGCACCATACAAACTGTTTAGATTAATTTTCTTAACAAGTTGTCGCTTGTCCCAAAACTCTATTTCTGCTTTGTTACCTGCGTCAATGGCTTTCTTTTTCATTGCCTGCATTTCTTTACGTTCTGCATACCAACGTTTTAGCAGTCCTGGAATAACACCTTCAAACTCATATGTAAAGATAGTACCATTAGCACTTAGCATCCAAGGATTGTTACTATCATAAATGACTTTATAAATCTGTGCACCACTCATTACATCTGATTGGCCATTTTCCCAATCAACAGTAATACTAACATCTCTACGTTGTTCCATTACTGCATCGTATTCCATAGTGCCGAAACGTCCTTCCCAAGCCGCCGCAAATGATTTCTTTTTCAAGTTCATTTGCTCTCCAACATATTTGTTAGTAAGTTCTGGACGTAGTTGTCCTATAACAGTTTCAGGAGCCATGTTCAATGCTCTAATCACAGATGGATACAGTGAATTCAAGTCCATTGAGCCAATCCATTTGTGGACTCCTACTTTTGGAAATGCAACATAAGCACCTGCCGCCGGATCACTACCAGGCTCACGTTTTACCCTATTAGGTACTTGCATACCTCTGTGATGTGCTTCGTTGATAATCGCTTGTTCTGTAACAGCAACAGCACCCATAGTTGTTTGTAGTAGCACAGTGTTTGCATGAGCAAGTTCATTACTAAGATCAATAAATCTTAGTTTTTTATCTAACTTGTCCAGTAGTGCAACGTCTTGTCTGTTGTACTCAATGAACGTTCTAAAATCGTTGTTGTATAGTTGATCAAGTGTGCCTTCATAAACAGTCTTACGTTCGCCGACTTCCATCTCACCAATAGCATCTAATCGATATGTGTGGCGTTCTTCATATGTATATTTTCGATATAATTCTAAACTATCTAAGTGTACACGACCTACAAGGTCATAAGTTTCTTGCTGTCTGCCAAACTTTTCATATTCACGTTTTTTAGGAAACTGATCCCATAAACAAAAACGTCTTGTATCATCTTTACTCAATACTTTTGCAACACGATTAACAGTGTACGGAATATCATAACCTTCACTATTCCAACCAGTAATGATATCACTATCTTGAATCAAATCAAGAAAAGTTTTTAACATATCGCCTTCGTCTGCAAATAAATGTGTGTTAGGAAATTCTTTTACTTGTTCTTCTGCTTGTTCCATTGTAAGTGTTTTAGGCGGAACAGCAAGTGTTACAAGGGTATCAAGCCATTGCAAGTGAACAGTAATAGCAGTGATTGGCATAAACGGATCACTTGGATCAGCAAAGCCTCGTTCCGGATCGAAGTCCGTCTCAATATCAAAGAACGCAACATTTAGTTTAGGAGCATCGTGATTGAGATAGTTTTCACTTAGACATTGAAAGATAGGATTTACATCACTTTCATATAGTTCTTTGTTTTTATTAATTGCTAATTCTTTGCGGAAATCTTTTGTGTTTTTACAAACAATTCTGTTTAGTGGTTCACCATGAATACTTTTAAATTTTCCACGTTGGTCACCATAATAAAAAGTGTACTTGACAGGATATTCAGTAAACGTTCGTTTACCTTCTTTACGTTCTACAACACGAATAATATCTGCGTTGCGATCAAAAAATGCATCTACATAACTCATTGTTTCTCCTATGCCATTTTAGGCTGGCAAATACCAAGTTAACTTGATTAATGGCCAAGTATACCATCTTGTAACAAACCTATAATATATATTATTGTAAGGCCTGCGTTTAAAATAATCAACGACTTTTCTTTCCAAAGTATACCTACTGCTACCCAAATACCATTAGCAACGGTAAACGCATAACTGTAGTATGGATACATATTAAAAGCGGCCATTGTAGCGGCTATTAATAATATCGTTGTGCCTGTCCAAGCCAACCATTGATATGGTTTAGGCTGTGTTTTTAATTCTTTCAAAGTAGTGTTTGTCATTTTGTGCCTTGTCGTCTATCCATATATCATAATGTGGTTTGTTAAACATAATAGAATCATATTTTACTTCCCACTCGTCTAATTGCCTTTGTGTGAATTGCCTCCAATCCAAATGTGAATTTGCGCCTCTTGCTGTCCAATAATGTATTTCATGGCCTTCTTCATGAAGTTTGTTGAAATGTTCAATACGTTCAGTAATAGGTTTACTATTCTCATAATCACTATCTGTAGTATAGCATATTGTATTGTCAATGTCAACTATATATTTCATTATTTTGGCCTCTAATCTTTCTAAATTGTTCGTTTTCAGGATACTGTTTATAATATCCCTTTTCTAATAACTTGTTACTTGCTTCTTTTGTTTCATCTAATTTTTGTATTACAAATAGTCTAATTGTCGGATCATTTAGATCATTTTCATAATCCATGTATTTGTACTCAATAAAGAGTAAATTTCTATCCAAAAAGTATTGTGTTCGACACAAACCAAACAGTTCTTTTCCTTCATCTGGAAATTCCACATCGTGTAGAACAACCAATACTGCGTGTTTGTCTTTTGGAAACTCAAACATTGCTTTCATTATGTCTAAGTATTGGTCAGTGTGTATCCTTGGAACATCGCTATTGGCCCAAGGACAACGTCCTTTTGCTAATTCTTCTAAATGTGTATCTAACCATTTATCTATTTTAGCAATATCCATATTAATACCAACCTGCGGCAATACCAAAACCGAATACGTTTACACAACTAAAGTAAATTGTTAATAGCATTACCCAAGCCGCTCCTCGTCTGTATGCGGCATATGCCTGTGTTGTACTACCAATAAAGAATCCTGGATATACATACATCATATTGGGATCTCTGGCAGTTATCGCTAATGTAAGACTTGCACCTACAGTAAAAATAAAACTGATAAGTTCAAAATAGAATGCTGTCTTATCAGATTGATAACTGTTTATCCAAAAGTTTTTAATCTTTTGCAAAATTACTTGTCCTTGCCGACAGTAACTACAAGTGTTTCAAGATCGTCAAACTCGTCTGCAACTTTTGACCAATCACCTTTGTGTGCAATTTTAATTGCTTTGTTAATAAGACTTGCTTTGATATCAAGTTCTTGTGAAACTGCTTTAACAGTTTCTTTAAGTCCTTCTTGAAGGTCTTCAACTTCTCGCATTACGTTTGCACCTTCGTTAACCAATCTTTCAAGTTTGGCTTTTTCGTCTTGTCCATATGTTCTGCTTGACATATATATTCTCCTATATTATGTTTAGTATTATATATTCGCATACTGTAAATGTCAAGTAGTTTATTGAGACATTGTAAATAAATCAAAATATCTTTTAGTCCACCATCTTTCGTTATCACGACTATCAAATACAATATTTTTGGTAGCAGGGTGATTTGATCTTTCTCTATATCTTATTTTAACATTTCCAGCATCATGCCAAACATCTGCTTGTCGATTTACTATAAATCCTCTCGGTGCAGTTGCTCCAAATCTTTTTTGGAAAGGCAATTGAGCAAAGTCTAAAATCCACTTTGGTGTTACTACCACTTGATGCGTAGCAACCATACCACCTTGTTCGTGGTCATTATAACCAACTTTTGCATTCCAACCTTTTGTAGGGTGTTTAATATCTACTTCGTACTGTTTTACGTGTGCTTCAATGCCATGAAGCCTTAATATTCTTCGTAATGTTTGTGATAGTAAGATACATTGGTTGCCAATTTCATACAGCATATCCATTTGATACATTCTGCAATACACTGTTACAAGTCTATAATCTAAATCAACAATATCTTTGCCAACGGCTAAACTATAATCCTCTGGATCGATATCCCAGTCTGGATCAAACTTCATAAGCGAGTTAAAGAGTACTCGACCTTGTTCGTCAACGTTCATTGTGTTCCTCCACAGTTAAACTTTGCGTTAACAATGAATGAACTGAACAAACTGTAACGTCACCTTATGTAAAATAGTAACCTGAGTTTTGTCACCAGCCGTGTCGTACACGAGCACTGTCACAAAAGTAGGCGTTCCTATAAGTCACCGTCAATCAGTATTAACGTATAGATATTTATGAAAGTTAGGTATCGAGGGTTTCGTCTTTTGACTTGTATGCCCAATCGTCAGTATGACCCACTGACCATTTTGGTGTGTTTTCTACAGTGTAGTTTTGTGTGCATACTTTGAAGTCTGGAGTAAGTCTGTCTGGAGTAACAAGACTTTGATCTGTAAATATTACTCTGTTGTTTGGTTGGGCGGCAAATTGTCCGTTATCAAGTTTAATAAAGTTAAATGATTTATGTTCTGGATCGTGTTCTGAAAAGTTTGTGTCTAATACACTGTTATCTCTATGACAAGTGTCAAGTGTAAACATATATTCACCTTTGTGCATTTTACGATCCTTGCCAAAGAACTCGCAATCACACAACATAGGTTTTTTAATTAGTGTAATATCATAATCAAAGCAATCCCAAATTTGCAGTGTATCGAGCGGAAGTTGATTATCTTTGTCATAATCTTCTTTCCATACAAATGCTGAAATAGGTAGTTTATCGTACAATGCACCATACTCTGTTAGCAGTGTTTCTATGTATAATGCTTTAGATTGTATGCTTCTTATTGAAATCCATATACCAGGAGTTAGTTCGCCGTGTCCTTTTTGGTGATCATATAGATACTCTTTTTTAACATATACTTCAACAGGTGGTAGATTATGTACAAGAAATGCCATATGGATCCTTTGTTTATGTTTAATGTATTTATATGAAAGTAGGTGAAGTGTAAGAAGTTAACTAAACTACATCTTAACGCAGTTGTCTACTGTCTTGCCGCCTTTTTTCTTGGTGCCCATACGCTTGTAGCCTTTCCAGCATACTTTGCCGTCAACGCCTTTTTGCTTTTCTTCTGGGAGTGTAGTCCAACTTGGATTGCCGCATTCAGAGCAAATACCTAATTTGCTTTCTAACATAGATGCTAAAGAAGATTTATAAGATTCGTTTTTCTTTTTCTTGCTTCTTTCATGCACATATTTTTCATCTGTTTGCTTAGACTTTTTATCTTTAACAGCCTTCTTCATAGGCTCTTTTTTATCGCCATCGCCATCAATATCAATATAGTCTGGCTTTGCTTTTTTTGCTTCTTGTACTTCGTCAAATTTTTGTTCGTAATCCATATGGTGATATACTGAGCCCATATAGTCAGCGGCTTTGGTAATTTTACTTTGAACCCAACCTTCAAGACCTTCACGTTCTTCAACACCTTTTAGCATTTCGTGCATCTTAATTGCATACTTGGCAATTTTGTACAGTTCTGCACGTGCCATTTGTACTTCGTGATCTGATTCAGCCTTGTATGCTAAATCTGCTAAACCTTCTTTCAAGTCTTTCTCTCTCATGTTAGTTCCTCTTTACGGTTGTACCGCCCATTAAATTATTTGACATATCTAAAGCATTAACTGTTGTACCGTCTGCTTTTTTCTTTTGCGGGGCTTTAGGTAAGCCTTTTGAATCTTTTGGTCGTTGCCCATAAGCCATTGACGGATTTGCTACTGAAGCAATGTTACCCGCTGATGTTGCACCTGCTGTTGCTGTTTCTGTTTTGATACCTGCAAGTGCTTTCATTTCGTTAGCAAAGTCCGATGCTTGATTTTGCTGTGTGTTTGATGCACCTGATACTATTTTTGCTAACTGCATAATATGATCTGCTTCGTCTACCGGCTTGTCTTTATCAAGTGCCGTTTTACGTTTTACTAATTCTTTTTTAAGTTCTGGATCTTTTGAAGTGTTTGGATCTGCTTGTAAGTCTTGGATTGCTTTTTTCTTAGCATCATAATCATCTTTGTCTTTTGTTGGTGTATAGTTAGATGATTCTGCAGGTCCTGCCTGAGCACCTTGGCCTGCTTGTTTTACAAGAGTCATAAACTTTTGTCTTAAACCAGCATCGCCTAAAATTGTTGTTAATTGTTTTGCAAACGGAGCAATTTGTTTTGATAGTTGAGAACTCATTGCACCACCTGATGCAAGTTTATCTAAACCTTTTGCCATTTGTGCACCTGATCCACCTTTTGCACCCATTTTTGCCGCCGCCATTTTAGCACCTTGGCCTGCTTTTTGTTGTGCTTTAGGATCAGCACCTGAAGCCATTCCTGCTACTTTGCCAGCAATGCCGCCTTGTTGTTGTGCCGCTGATTTAACATCGTCTTTTGAAGCACCTGTAGCATTTGCTACTGCGCCTACAGCCGCATCAGCACCTTTTTGTGCTACTTTGCCAGCCGCCGCTTTAACTGCACCTGCCGCCTTTTGAGCACCAGTTTTCATAGCGTCTAACGGATTTGCTTCGGTTGTTGTTAGTTCTCTCAGTTTCATATTACTATTTACCTTTTTTGCCGCCCTTCATGTTAGCACACCAGTGGTACATTTTGCCTTTTTCACCACCATATTTACGAGCCTTTGCACGTAAACTACTTACACTACCTTTGCAACTTGCACCTGCTTTTTTGACTCTGCCTGGGCGTGATTTACCCTTTTTCTTCCCGTCTGCAAAGTTTTCTTGTACGCTTTCTGGAACATCATCGCGCCAAGTTAAATCTTTTGGATCAGCAACAACAGCACGTATTTTATCTACACCTGCTTTTTTATGAGCAAAGTATCTGTGATGTCCGTCTACTATTAGTAACTTACCTTTATGTGGTACAATTACGATTGGCTTTATTTTTTTGCCTGCTTTAATCTTGTCAACAAACTTCATCATATTGTCGTGATTATCTTTAGGATCCATTTTGTCAGCAGGTTCAAACGGTGTAAGTTTAGATATGTCTACTATTTTTACTGGTTGCTTTTTATAATATTTGTCGTCAACATCGGCACCTTGATACTTAGGATTAGTCCACATAGTTATTTCTGCGCCTTCGTTTTTCTTACCATCAGCAAAGTTTTCGTTTGTTTCTGTTCCTGTATAGTATGGAGTTCTTTTCATCCATATTTCGTATTCTCTCTTATACCACTCACCGTCATCGTCTTCTGCATCGTGTACTAATTCAATTAGGTTGGTAAAATTAAGTATAGCATCGCCTGGGTTAAAATCTTTTTCGACCAATTCAAAGTCACCCTTTTTAAAACCCATATTACCCTGTGCCATACTCTGCACAAAGTTTTTTGCACCTTTTACATTGTAAGCAAATGGAATAAATGCGCCATCGGTTGGAGCACTGCTTTTGTCTTTTTTCTCGTATCTGTATAATTTTGTTATTCCTGAATAATCAGTAAAGGACGGATGATCGTTTTTTATTTTAATGATATCGCTTATAGTATTGTCAAGTATAGCATTGGATTCATAATAATCTCTTACAGCATCCGCAATATCATACCAGCCATCTTCGCCATACTTCTTAATCATAGCCTTCTGCCATTGTTCTGGAGATTGTGTCTTTTCTGTTATTTTATATAATTCACGTAGTCTCATGTCGTTTTAATCCGATAATAAGTCTATATGCATTAGGATCATCACTGTATTGTTCGTCATACTGTGCATCATTATAACCGTCACCATCTTGTACATTATAACCAAGACGTTTTAGTTGTTTTAACATATATGCTTTTTCTTTGTCTCCGCCATAAAACTGTACCATGATATCTGGATCGTCTGGATTCATATCAGATTTGTCAACATCTTTAACATTAGCCATGTTAGTGCCAAGTTTTATAAAGTCATAGTCTGCATCTGATTTAACTATTGAAGTATTTTTAGGATTAGGTATTAAGTCGCCTTCGTTTTTCTTAAAGTTATGTGTGTATGCATCTTTGTCACCACGTGCCGCCGCGGCTCTTCTTGCCTTTAATTTATCTTGTACACTTGGCTCAAACTTTTCTGGTTTCTTTTTAATTGTTGCACGTTTAGGACTACGGGCAATAGTAAATCCCATAATCTCGTTTGTGTCTTCTTCTGCTGGTTTATTAAAGTAATCTTTTAAACTTGATGCAGTTCTTTCAAACTTATGATCCTTGTGTTTAAAACCTACACCACCTGATGCTTCCCATTTACTAACATTCTGACCAAAGTCGTCAATTAATATATTAGGTGTACCATCTGGCTGTTTTGCATAGGCTTGTTTGTCTGTGGTAATAATTACTTTCTTAGGTGGAAATGCTGTTAAGTTATTTTTAATCCATTCTCGTTTGTGAGGTTCTGCTCTATCATCATTTGCTAATGGAGCAGATAAGATGTTGTATTCGCCCTTAATATCTTTAATAATACTTAAAAGTTTATCTGCGTTTGCAGTTGGTTTTAGTTTTAACCAAAAATCGTCTGTATCTCTAATCTTTTGCAGTGCTTTATCAACATTTTTAATTTGTTTCCAATCACTGACACCCATCATCTTAGTCCACTCGCCAAAAAAGTCTACAAGCACACCATCCATATCTACGTAAATTTCTGAATCACTTGATAGTTCTTTACCTTTGAGTTCGTCAAGTTTAGATTCTTTTGCCATTTTTGTTGCTGTTGCATACATAACTGCTTCAGCATCGTCGCCATAGCGTTTCTTAAAATCTTTTTTATTTTTCTTCATACCCTTGACGTATTTTTCTTTGTCTTTTTCTTCGTCTTTGGTTAATGAACGTTCAGCAACATTTTCGGCCATGCCTAAATTAAACAGCACATTTGTTTTAGAACCTTTTACTTTTTTAGATAGTGTAGGTGGACGTCCGTCTTTGTCTACCTTGTTTCCAAACTTTGCGGCTTGTTTTGAAATTTCACCAGGACCTACATCAGCAGTTTGATTTTGTTTTGTAATTCGCCCTACTCCAGCGGCTTCTTTAAAATCTACAAACTTCATTTTTTACGTCCTCTGAACTGAGGCATACCGCCTGTCATGTGTGGTAAACTAAACCAAAGTTTAAACCAATCTGGATCACCTGGCTTGATTCCTTTTTCTCTTTCAATGCGTCTTTTTTCAGTTCCTGTAATAGATAGATTTTCATCAACAGGTTGCAGTCCTTTAAAGGCATACTCTCCAACTCCTGCTAATTTTTTAAGTGTATCTAAATCCATTATGCCGCCTTAAGTTCTGCTCTTAGTTCTTTTTCTAAATCACTAATGTGTTTTTCATCTGGTTTAAAGTTTTCAACTACTTCTTTCATTTTACCTTTATCACCGTCAGCGGCAACAAGTTCATCATACAATTTTTTCCCACCATACAACGCCATTGCTACACCGACTGCTGGTAAACCATATTTTAACAAACCTTTTACAATAGGATTATCTAAATATTCTTGTACTGCTTCAATAGCATCTGAAATCCAACTAATACCCTTCCATGCCGCAATACTAAAAGTAATTAACCACTTGTTACTCCATAAAAACTTACCTACTTTGAAAACTCCACTTGCAACAGATAAAACATTTTCTTCTACTTGTTCTTCCTTACTACCAAGTATTGTTGACAAATTGTCAAACATCTTTTTGGCATAAGGTTGTGCAGACTTAGTAACACCTTTACTAAATGCTTCAAAGTTTCCATCAATAACTGCTTGACGCATTTTACTTGCACTCATTCCTGTTGCATCATCTGCATCTGGATTACGTGATAATCTTTCAAATTTAATTTCTTCAAAGTCAAAAAATCCATGTGCTGATTTTTGACCGTTGTATTTTTCTAATAGTTTTCCTAATTTATCTTCACCTTCAAAGAAAGTTACTTTAGAATAACCTCTGGCATACAAATCACTTGCGGCAAACATAATATTTTTAGCAAGTTCTATTTTAACATCTGGAAAACTTTTTCTTGCCCAATCTAATTTTTCATTTGGGTTTAGAGGATCTGTTGGAAGTTTTGCGGCTCTGTCTGTCAAGAAAAGAATTGCGTCACCTGGACCTTGTTTAAGTGCTTCAACAAGTAAGCCGTGTCCTGTTGTAGCCGGATTAAGTCTTCCTAAAGCAAAACTAACTTCTTTGCCCGACTGTTCAACAAACAATTCTCTTAACTGCATTAGTACTCGCCTTCTTTAAATGCTTCTACTTCCATTTCAAGAATTTTTTCACCAAGTGCTTTTCTTTCGTCCATTGTGATTAAATCATCTGGGTTACCCGGAATGTCATATTTTTTTACATAATGGCTTACACCTTTATTAATCATTGGTAAAATAAATTCCATTGACTTATTTTTGTCACCTTTATTATAACATTCTTGGCATTTAGCCATTGTAGGATAATACATTTGTCTATAAAAAGCAGTATCATCTTTCATATGACATAGTAAGTCACTTGGAACATCATATGAAGGATTATCTTCTCTATCTAAAATATCATCAAATTTCATATTACCACTTCCTGCAAGACCAATATCTTGCTTTTGTTCTTGGACCTGGATTATCACAGTTGTGTCTTGCTCTGAATGAGCGTCTACGTGCAGGATTAGACTTTTTAATTTTCATGTTAGGATCACCAAAGTTTACTTTCTTAATATTCTTAGTCTTTGGATCACGGACATATACTTTAAACTTTTTAACATCACCACGCATTGGTTTGCCAAGTTTTACTTTGCGGCCTTGATATTCTGCTTCGTCTATAATTTCGTCTTCGTTAAACCAAAGATCGCCATAAGTGTGATAAAAATCGTCACCGTCATAAGTTTCTTCTATCCACTGGCTTTTTTCTTCAGTTTCAGCGAGATAATCTCTAAATGTTTTAGTCATATGATCGCACCCTTTATAATACGTATTATAAAGTATTTATCACAGTTTGTCTATACAGAGATTTCGATATCGAACTTAGAAAACCCTAAATCAAACAGTCTATTTGCTATTCTTTCAGCAACAGCATTAGATTCTGCTTCATCTAACTGCTTGTGGGTATCAATAGTAAGCACTGTTTCGCCTTTGTCGGACTCATATACTTCATATAGTGCTTCTGATTCTGTTAGTGCTTCGTCTGTGCAGTTTAACACTTGTTCAGCAACAATAGCATCAACATCTTCTTGTTTGCCTTGCCATACAATATTAATAAAATTACTCATAATAACTCCTAATGGTTTAACAAGATGCTGTTAATAGTGCCATCTGTGTAAACTACTTTTGCTCTAACCCATACAAAGTTACCAGTGAAGTTAGCATATTTGCTGTCAGTTTCTTGTGCGGCTGTGTATGAATGCACTTCAAACCAATCATCAGCAGTAGGTGTAGTAGCAAGTGACGCTTCTATACTAATTGTTCCTGTTAATCCGGAATAACTGTATTGTACAGTATGAACACCGTCTGCTCTGCTGTAATATCCGTCACCCTTGTACTTGTCTCCGGTAATAGTTTCAACTGAACTATCGCCTGGATGAGTATTTGCTGATAAAATTATTTCACTGTTACTTGGCATACAACTATTTATCTAAATCTACGCTGTAACAGTTTCTGCTTGTTTGGTTGCAATAAGTTTGATCTTATTATCTTCAGTAGCAATATGTAAATGACCACCGTTTTTAAGTTCACCAAACAACAGTATCTTACTTAGATCACGTTTGATTTCTTTGTCAATTGTACGCTGTAAAGGTCTTGCACCCATCTTCTTGTCAAAGCCAACATCTACAAGATAGTCGATAGTTTCATCTGTAATGTCAACTGTAACATTTTTCTCTGTAAGCATATCACGTAGTTCAACAAGGAATTTACCTACAATTTTAATCATAGTATTCTTCTCAAGTTTACCAAATGCAATTACACCGTCAAGTCTATTACGGAACTCTGGAGCAAAGAACTTCTTAAGTTCAGTATCTTCATAGTCCATTTCCATATCTTCGTTGAAGCCGATAGCGTTTTTCTCTGCTTGTTCTGCACCTAAGTTTGTAGTTAGAATTAGAACTGCATTTTTCGCATCGGCTTCCTTACCGTTGCTTCCAGTAATCTTTCCATTATCCATAATTTGTAGTAGGATCTGCGAAACATCTGGGTGTGCTTTTTCTATTTCATCGAGTAGTAATACACAGTTAGGATGTTCTTGTAATTTTGTAATCAATAATCCTGCATTATCTTCAAACCCAACATAACCCGGAGGTGATCCAATAAGTTTAGCAACAGAATGTTTTTCTTGGTATTCACTCATATCAAAACGTACAAGTTCTACACTTAATTGATTTGCAAGTTGCTTGGCTGTTTCTGTTTTACCAACACCAGTTGGCCCCATAAACACAAATGAACCAATTGGTTTATTATCTTGTTTTAAGCCTGCTTGTGCAACAAGGATCTTATCTACAATTTCATCAATTGCTTTATCTTGTCCATATACTTGCTTCTTAAGATTATCTTCAAGGTGTGCAAGATTACTTGATTCTTTTTGCGATACTTGTTCCGGCGGCAACTTAACTGCTTTAGCAAGTTCAAATTCTACTTCTTCTTTGCCTACAATTTTATCACCTTCAATATCTTTTAGATTAAATCTTGAACAAGCAAGGTCAATTAAATCAATTGCTTTATCTGGAAGTTTTTTATCTGCCATATACTTTACACTTAACTTAATTGAAGATTCAATAGCATCATCTGTAATAAGAACTTTGTGATAATCTTCGTAATATTTTTTAATACCTTGTAAAATATCTTTTGTAACTTCTTTGCTTGGCTCACTAACACTTACACGTTGGAATCTACGCATTAATGCTCTATCTTTTTCAAAATACTTACGATACTCTTCCCAAGTTGTTGAAGCAACTACTTTAATATCACCTTTACCAAGAGCAGGTTTTAACATATTAGCAAGATCGTTTGCACTGTTAGAACCACCGCCTGCACCAGCACCATTAATCATGTGTGCTTCATCAATGAATACAATAGTTTTACCTTGTTTTTTAATAGCACTCATTACAAGTTTAAAGCGTTCTTCAAAGTCACCTCTGTATTTCGAACCAGCCAACATTGCACTGATATCTAAATTGTAAACTTTATATTCTTGTAAGAAAGGAGGCACAGATTTATTAACAATATTAAATGCAAGTCCTTCTGCAATAGCAGTTTTACCTACACCTGGGTCTCCTACAAGTAGTACATTATTTTTAGAACGTCTACCTAATGACAATGCAATACTTTCTAATTCTTCTGCACGACCAATTACTGGATCAATTTTATTTTGTTCAACTTCTTTGTTAAGATCGGTTGAATATTCACGTAATGCTTTTTGAGATAAAAGTCTTCCTTCTTCATCTTCATAAACTGCTTCTAATTCGTTATTAAGATAGTCAGCAAACTGTTCTTTAGTTAATCCTGACTTATGAATATGGTAATATGACCAAGATTTTTTCTCATTCATAATACTTAAGAACACGTCTGAAATTTCAATATGATGTCTGCCACTAAACAATACTTGTGTAAATGCTCTGTTTAGCACACGTTCTACTGTTGATGTTTTCTTAGGTTTGAACTTTTTAGAATTCTCTGCAGGCAATTTAATTTCTTGACATTCGTTCTTTAAATAATTTTCAATATTCTTTTTAATAAATTCAGGGTCAGCACCAGAGCCTTCTACAATTTTAGAAAACTTCTCACTGCATAACATTGCAAATAATAAATGCTCAAGAGTCACATACTCGTGATTTAACTTCTT